GTAATAAAGTCTTTTAAATCATTATGCCGCGCGTCAATATGCAGCACTATTGCTCCGTTTTTATATTTCCCACCCCTCCTGAGAGTTTCGTTAAGAGCCGAATAGATTCGTCCAAATGATACAGGACCACTCGCAACGACGCCAGACTCTCTCTCGAAGCCTCGTGGGTCAAGTTCTGATAAGTGGATTGCAACTCCTGCCCCATTTCTGAGAGCGTGACTAGCGAATTTCCATGATGCTTCAATACCATCGGATCCCTCCATTTCATTTGATACGTTCATAACCGTGCACGACACGGGTAATCGGCCATCGGGATCATCAATCCACGACTGAACACGACCAGTTCTAGAAATTAATTCGCTCATTTTACAAGATCATCAAGAGTAGGTGGTTTATAATTTGGTCCTTTCATTACCTTACCGTCGGACCGTCGGATTGGTTTATTATCTAGTCCAAGTTTGGATAGATTTGATTTATGAACACGATCTAATGCTTCCTCTAGATCCCATTCCATGTTTTCTGCATATTGAAAGCAGACATAAACAAGATCAGCTAGTTCTTTTAGTTCATCTGCATAACCTTCTTCGGTTGCTGCATACATAAATTCTTTGAACTCTTCAACGATCAAATCCCGTTGCATAGTCCGGCTCCCCGTAGAGTTCTGGATCCCATACGCTGTCCGAAACTGGATTGCTTGATCCGAAAGTGATTGTTTTTGTAGATGTTGTGTTGTCAAGTTCATTCTCAAGATAGTGGATAGCCTTTTTAAGGTCAGACGCTTTCGTGTTAGAAGCCTTGTGACCGGCTCGGCAAGTATATTTAATAACATTACCTAAATGGTAACTGAGGTTTTGATCTCGGATAAAATCCCAGACTTCTATTGATCCTCTAGTGTAGTGTGAGGGAGATTCCATTGGGCGAGTAGTTGTCCTACGTTGTTAGTAAGAATAAAATTAGTTTTTTGTAGTTGTAGAAACAACTCAATCATTTGATCTGGAGGACACCGCTTCAACAGTTCCTCCATTCTTTTTAGTTTAAACTCTTGTTCTAGAGTTATGTTAGTCACTGGCATTGGAGGGAGTCCATAAGATGGGTCTGTTCTCTTTGAAGTCATAATCATCAGCAGTTAGTATCTTAGCTAAGCGTGCATTGAGTAGTGCTTCTTCACTTGTAAGACCTTTAGACTCAAAAGCTTTTACAACGCTATCCCAAGTGTAGCCATGTTCAGAAAAAAATTTTATGCTAGTTTTTACACCGAATCCAGGTGCACCAGAGTAACCATCTGTGCTGTCACCAGCAAGAGTTTGGATAAGAAACCATTCCCAACCAGATTGTTTATCTATTGTAAAGGTTTCATCTAGATTGTACAGAGTACCAGGTATTTGTTTCATGTCCTTGTCAGGGGACACAATTACACATTCATCATTTGATGTGGCATGAATACCCATGGCATCATCTGCCTCTAGTTGTGGCATCCTGATAACACGATACTCATCATGTAATTTGTAGATTACTCGTCTGTATCCACAAGGTTTCTTGCGATTCCTGTGACCTTTGTAAGATTTTTCAACTGACTTACGAAAATTAACAGCATCACTGAAGAACAGAATAACATCTGGATCGAAGAAAGCTGATTTAATTTTATTGAGTTCTCTAGTAACATTAGCATATGCTTCACTAAATCTACTGCCGACCATGATTACATCATCGCCCCAATCAATGTCATACTCAGCTGATGCACATGCTTTGTAGACAATGTAATCAGCATCGATCAGTAGAGTAGTCATTTACCTTGACCCCTACTCATCTTGCGATCACCCTTTGGTTTAGATAGTTTACTTTGACCTTGGGTTGTTTTTTTCTTAGTAGATTTAATCTCCTGTCCGTTTTTCTTTGAGTAAAGCATTAGTGGGTTTCGCTCCAGTTGGTTCCGGTGGTTGCTTCGGCGTCGATACGACACCTGATGTTGTAGTATTCACCAGCTTCTGTACTGCTAAGTACCAAGGATGAACATAAGTCTGTGGCGTGCTCGGGAGAACACTCGAATTGTAATTCGTCATGAACAAATGCTAGTTGTGAACAGCATAGTTTTAGTTGTTTGATGTTGTGTTGATTGATAAGCATCCAACGTTTTGCCAGGATTGCAGAGTTACCTTGCAAGCAGTAGTTCAGCGCTTTATGCGGGCTATCCACGATAATTTTTCTGTCATCGATAGCTTTGATGTATCCACGTTCTGAAGCTTTTTTAATTGCATCCAGGAGATCACCGAGTCCTTCAATCGCATCAACATATGCTTCTCTGATCTCTTGTCCTTTTTTCTTTGCTGCCGAGGATGAAAGAAGTTTGTCATAGCTGTGTCCAATTTTTTCATTGCCTGCCCCATAGAGCATAGCATAAGTAACTGTCTTTACTTGTTTACGACTGATACCTATCTTGTCAGCATTGACTTGATGGATGTCACCGTTAAGTAGGATGTCAGCATAGCGCCCTCCATCATACTTAGCGAGGAAATGCGAAAGCATTCTTAATTCGATCCCGGCCAAATCAGCTCCCACCATTACTAAACCTGGACTAGCAGTAAATAGCTGCCTAAATCTAGGATCACTTGGAACTTGAGCCAAGTTGGGGTTACGATGAGCTTGCCTAAATGTTGCAGTAGCGACTGAACAGTGGTGATGTATTCGACTAGCAGTCGTAGATAGCTTCAGCCACGCGTTCGCGCCTTCTGAGATCATCCCAAGCATTTTCGTTACCGTCAAACATCTCGCAAACTGCATAGCAATCGGAGACCCAATCTCGGTCAGAATAACTTCGTCGATAACTGGTTTCCCAGTAGTTGTCTTCTGGATTGGAGTCCAACCACAGAATGTTTGCAATATCCATGAGATGTGATCGCGTGATGTTGGATTGAGTTCTTTTAAACGTGTGAATGGAGCGTCTTTGACATAGCCTTGGGTCCGATTATTTCTCTTAGGAGTAAATACTGATCCGGCAACGTAAGGGTGCCTGTCACGTAGTAGTTGATAAGTTTGCTCAAGCTCTCGTCTGAGAGTAGATGCAAGTTCCCATGCAGAGCGTTCATCAAAGTACCATCCATGTAGTTCCTGTTTTGTAAGGATTTGGGCGGACTCATGCTCTAATTTAATCCACTCAGGTATGGTTGAAAATGTTTCCAAAGTTTGTTCGTAACGACAACGTCTTGTATCATGTAATCTTGCATTTCTTGTGACCACTCCTTCCAATCTGTGTCCTTTGCAAATGTTCCTTTGTTTTCTTGTAAGCGGTAACCGTAGGCTTCAAGGCTATGGCGACCATATAGTTTAAGAGGCATGTCTTTCCAGACACGTTTCTTATCTATATCTAATAGGTTTGGGTGATACAAACGGCTGAGCAGAAGAGTATCCAGGCAATCACCAATACGTCTAAACCAGGGGTATAACTTATTAATGATAGCAAGATCGTACCCAATAATGTTATGACCAATAATACACTCAGCGTCCTCCAGATACTGAAGACCTCTAATAATTGGCTCAGTAGCCGGTTTATCTGTTGCATGTTTAAAAGATTGATCGTTGTAAACCATTGTTTGCTCAGTTTCTGTATCATAAATACAGAGACAGTGGATCTTGGTAACATCACATAGCAGACCGTCAGTTTCTAAATCAAAAATCAGCATTACTTACCGGACCATTTGTATGTCTTATCGACAAACTGTGCTCTAGCAATTGCCTCTGGTGTTGGTGGGTTAGGCTTGTGTAGCTTCATTGCTTGAAATTCAGAAATCTGTTGATGGATTGAAGTCTGCTGTTTCTGTTGTTTCATTAAATTTACAGGTAGATAAGTCATAGTTTAATCGACAAGCAACGCCTGTTTCCCCAGAGTAGCGATTTTTGAGAACTCTAACAGTTGTATCAGAGTGTTTAGATCCACTCTGCTGATCTCTTTCGAGTCCAATAACTGCATCGCTAAGTTGAGCGATTGCCGCACTTCCTCTAAGTTGTCCGAGTGTAACACGGGCACCTTCTTCATGATTTTGATCCGATGATGTTCTTTTTAAATGTGAGACTAGAAACAAAGCTATGCCAGTGCGCTCCACTAGAGAGCGTAGACGGGTCATAGTAGTGTCTATCATACGCCGCTCGTCTCCATCTAATCCACTGAGTAGGATTGATAGGTGATCAAGAAAGATAACCTTGGTATCAAGACCTGCAGCAAGATATTCAATACGATTGTAGATAATATCAGGATCAAAAGATCCAAACCCATCAAAAAGAAATAAATTCCAATTGGCAAGCGTGCTCTCATAGGCTTCAGTCAACGTAGAACGATTGTGTTCACCCATGTGTAATGCTTTACCAACAATAGGAGACATAAGCCCTAAAGCAGTACGGCGGTTTGACTCTTCAAGCGCCAAATAACCGACCCGTTCTCCCTTCGATAACAAGTGAGCTGCCAAGTCTCTACAGACGGACGATTTACCTTGTCCAGATCCTGAAGTAATTGTAACAAGTTCTCCATACCGGATCCCGTGAAGCTTTGCTTGTAATCCTTGAAATGGATAGTCATGATCAGATGGTGGTGTGGGTGTTGTTACAAGTTCTAAGAGGGATTTACCATCAACGATCCCATCTGGACGGTAAGGTTTTGCATCCCAAATAGCTTTACAAACTGAGTGAGAGTCATTGGCAGAGATGGCGTCTGACGCATCTTTGTAATCACCGAGTAAGTTAGCGATCTTGACCTTGCCAGGTGGTAAGACCTGACACGCTTCCTCCGTTGCCTTACGGCCAGCGTCGTCATTGTCGAAGAACAAGACAATCTCTTCATAGCCCTGTAGCCACTGGAGATTCCTTTGGATCGCCTTCCTTGCCGCTGCGGCACCGCTAGGTAGGCTGACCATCGGCCACCCCGGCATAGCTTCATAACACGACACTGCATCGAGTTCTCCTTCTGTGATGACCACTCGTTTTCCAGTGGAAGGAAATAAGTGTTGTCCAAAGAAGGTACCTGTTGATTCTCCTTCATAACAAAATTGTTTGTCTTTTGTTTTTATTTTAGCACCTTTGACGATGCCTGATTCATCATGAT